ATCTGTCTTGAACATGAAGATGCCATAGGGTCCATTACGGAACTCAAAGGGGCCTATCGTATGTAGCGCCGTCGACTTCGCCGCGAAGGCCTCTTGCAAGGAGGCCTCCGTGTAGGTGGCCGGTAGCGGAATCTTTACATTTCCACATTCCGCGTACGGTCCATAAGGCCCCGACTTCTTTAGAATGGGCTGATCCTTGTAGGTGCCCAGGGTCTCGGTAGCCTTGGCCACCGCGGCCTTTGACACGAACTCCTTGACCTCCGCTTCCGTGATAGTCCCAAAGGATTTGCCCGCGGGCCAGCCGAAGAAGACTGTCTCGGCGGGCGTTGTGCCTTCTTTGAGAAGCAGCGGCCCCTTCTTGGACTGAATGGCCTTGATGTCACCGAAGAGTTTGGAGCGGGCCGGCTGCAGGGCCGTGGATTCGCCTGCCTTCAGCTCGGTATACCTGTCCTTGTAACTATCCCAGGTCGCTTGGCAGACCTCTTTCCACGGCGAACCTGCTGCAACGGCATCCAGGTCAGCCTCCATCTTCGCCGTGAAATCATAGGCGAATAGGGCGCCGAACTCCTTCATACAGAACTCAAGCACCGATAGGCCCAACGAAGTCGGCGCCATCTTATTCTTCTCACCCCCAGTCTTCTTCATATCGTAGTTGCGCTCGAATGGCCACACACCGGGCTTCAAGGAAAGCCGAGGTACCTGGACTTCCTTGGCGACGACTGTCCGCTTCTCCGCGTATCCCTTGTCCATAACCGTGCCGACGAGGGCGGCGAACGTCGATGGGCGGCCAATACCCTTTCGCTCCAGTTCACGGACGAGCGTGGCCTCCGTATAACGCGTCGCCGGCTTTGAGACGCTGGGCGCGGCCTCCAGCGCGCTCCATGTAAGGGCCGTGCCTTTCTCAACGGTTTCTAGAGCAACCCACGGAGTAATGGGCGCCTCTTCTTCCTCGTCGAGATTCGTCGCCGCGGCACCAACGGCCCGCCAGCCGACAAAGAGTTGGCGTTTCGCGACCGAACGCCAATCAAAGGCGGCCTCGTCGGCATCCAGCGTCATCGTAATGGTCTTTGTTTCACCCTTGGCCGCCGACATCACACTCTGTAGGGCCCGCTTCCAAATGAGCTGATAGATCTTCCGATCAGCGGCGGACCAGTCCTCATCTTCTGGAAGGACCTTCGCCTCGAAATGGGTCGGGCGGATAGCTTCGTGAGCCTGTTGCGGCTGCACAGCTTCTGCTGGCTTTTTAGCAGGAGTCTTGCGGGTGGCTTGCGCCTGAACAGCGGCAACGAACGCCTCGCCATAGTCTTTCGTGACCAGAGCCCTCGCGGCGACCTTCGCTTCCTCAGAGAGAATAGGGCAGTCTGTGCGCATATAGGTGATGTGACCCGCCTCATAGAGCCGCTGGGCCGCGTGCATGGTATTCTTCGGCTGGAGACCCATGGTCGCTGACACCTCCTGTTGCAGCGTGCTGGTGATCAGTGGATCCGGGGCGCACTCCGTATACGGCTTCGTTGTCGCGTAAGTGACGGTGACCCGCTGATCCTTGTGCACGTTCTCAAAGTAGTTCTTAGCAGACTCTTCATCCTCAAGGTCATCTACGCAGTTGGCCTCAAAGGCGTGCTGGCCTTTGAACGAGCCCTTCATCTTCCAGGCAGTATCGGCCTGGAACGTTTCGATAGCCTTCTCCTTATCGGCCAAGAGACGGAGAGCCGGTGTCTGGCAGCGGCCGGCGGACAGGGCTGGACCCACGTACTTCCAAAGAAGAGGAGAGATCGTGAAGCCGACCATCATATCGAGAACGGCGCGGGCCTGCTGGGCATGAACGCGAGCCATATCGATTTGGCGCGGATTCGCCACGGCCTTCAGCACGGCGTCCTTGGTGATCTCATGAAAGACTGGGCGCGGAGTCGAGGCGGGCAGCTTCAAAAGGGCCATGACGGAATAGGCGATGGCCTCGCCCTCCCGATCATCGTCCGCGGCCAGATAAACTTGCCGGCCCTTGGCCGCATCCTTGATGGCCGCAATGGCCTTGGCCTTCGTCTTCAGAAAGGCGAAACGGGGCTCGAAGTCGCGGTCTAGCCCCACCGCGTCCAGAGTTTCTTCGAGGGCCCGGATATGACCCATGGTGGCAATGACCTTCCACCCGGATCCAAGAAAGCCTTGGATTTTTGAGCATTTGGCTGGCGATTCAACGATCAAGAGAGACATGTGTGCTTGAAGTCTATATAATAGGCTTGACCAATTTTATACCATGATAAAAGGCCTAACGAATCTTCACAATACACTAATAATATGGCCCGCCTAGATATTCCGTGTTTAATCCTCGATGAAGAAGAGTTATTAAAGAAGGCGTCCGTGGGCGAGTGGCGTCAAGATCGTCACAATCTTGAAGCCGCCCGGATTTTCGGAGGAGCGCGTATGGATACTGAGAAGTTCCCCAACGCCTTTCAGCGGGCGCGCCCTACGCGCGGCCCAGACGTGAGGCCAAAGAGCCTTCTGGGTCGTATTAAGACGACCTTTCGGATCCAGGCCGAGCCCTTAGTATCCGAACATCAAGCCCGCCCGGCCACCGTAGACACGAAAGATGTTGTAGGTCTCCGCCCAAATGTAAACTAAATAGCGGGGCACTGCATTTGGATCTACATATCCTGCAAGAGGGTGTAGATCGAGTTGCAGATTTATATTGACAATCTTGTCGAGATTGGCCTCTCCTGAGGGCATACTCTTCGGCAGGGCCGAGTTGACGCCAAAGGGCAGTGTATAGAAGTATCGATTCACCCAGGGAGATTTCCGCATATCAATGCTCGGTAATAGGGACCGGAACAGGGATGGGGCGACCGTGGAATATCTGTATAAGTTGCCCTGATAGATAAGGCTCAGCGACTGTATGGGCTCCGAGTTTCTGAAGACGAAGGCCGGCACGAGTTCGGTGGCCACGCGCGGATCAATGACGCTTGCATTGGGCCACCAGGGCGTTCCCGAGGCGTCCGGACCGGTCAAATCACGGGTAGCCAAGAAGGGTGCGTTGTAGTAGTTCGCATCGAGGCGTTGTAGGTAGAAGAAAAGATTGCGGGTCGGATTCGGTATCTTAAGTGGGCAGACAATGGACGAGGACGACTTTGTGTCCACCGGATCGAAGGTGTAGTGCTGGATAATCGGAATCTGGATATCCGAGATGCGGAAGCGATTCGCCTCGGGGTGATCCAAATACACATATTCGACCATGAAATAGGTGTCGCCGAGGGGCAGTCTGAGAGGCATCGTGATCTCCGGAATCGGGCTGACGGGCTGATCGAATCCTGTGACGGTGGAGCCACTCGGATCGTAGGCATAAAAGGGCGAGCCGGCCAGAGGCAAATAGGCATCTCCGCCGACCGGAAGAGTGTTCGAGGCCACCGGCTGTTGCTTGTTGCAGACATAGAGAGTATTGAGCGCCGCGAAGGTTATACTGAGCTTCACTTGATCGGCCTGAATGGCGTCAATCGGCAAGAAGGCGCCGGCGTCTCCACAGAACCAAAAGGGTAGGGGGGTCACTGCGGTGACCTGTGACTTGGACCCATTGGTTCCGTCGAAGTTCGTGGCGTTCCGCTGTAGGAGTTTATTGGTGAGTTCCTGTTTCTCCAAAGGACTATAGAACTCGTCCATGACCTCTAGGAGCCGGCCATCTAGCTGTTCTACCCGGGCTCCACCGATCGTCAGTGTGGCCGTATTGATTAGGGCATGGCCGAGAGAGTTTGTCCAGCCAAATGTCGGGCCCGCGAAGGCCTTGGACTCGGCGAAGGCCTTGGCCGCCGCAGCCGCCTGCGGCGTCGCAATATCCGGCATCGTCGTCACCAGATAAATCCGGGAGATCAAGTGGCCCTTTCGGGGCAAAGTGACCGTGGCCGTGTTTCCGAGGCTGGGGGCAGAATCGAAGTCAATCCGCGCAAACTGCGTCGTGAATCTGCCGGCCCGGATAAAGACCTTTACAAAAAAGGTGACGTTTGGTTGACCTTTACGGCATAACAGCCGCGAATCCTGCAGGCCTCCGTGTATGACACGGAGGAGTGCCGCCACCATCTTCTTGATGAGGTAGGAGGTTCTTTGGGCCTTAGCAGTTTCATTTCATACTCCGTTGAATGTTCGCGATCGCCTTTTTAAGTTGAAATGGGTCATTCGATGTCATGAATTCCATTAGTTTCTTATGAATAAAGGCGGCCTCTTTTTTAAACCAGTCCGCTGAATAGCTACATTTCACAAAGGTACAGGTCTCTGCAATGCGATTTACATACGTGTTGTACGGAACGACTACGGTCGCGGAAGTAAGAAGCATCATCTGTAGACGATGCTTAAAATCCTCGACCGGCGCCACCAGTATTTTCTCCGAGTTTGCCGACATCGCCGTTCGAATCGTGGAATATATCACCATATTCCGTTTATATAGGGCGGCGGCCTCAGGAAAGTTCTTCAGGACATAGTTCGTGCTGCTGAAAATGAGTATTGACACCTCCTTTTTGGATATTAAAAAGTAGGCGCCAGCACCATCTGATATATTATTAATGTTCGCTAGCATATCTATTTATTATATAGGAATGTCGGAAGCTATACCCAAGATCATACATCAAATATGGCTCGGTTCGAATCCGAGGCCGGTACCCTGGATCAAGACAGTCAAGGATTTCTGCCACACCTATGGATACAAATACATGATCTGGTCGGAGGCCTCCATTGAGGCCCTCGGCATAGACGAGATTCCCGGGCTCCGCGGCATATACACCGGGCAAAAGGAGCT